CGCCAAGGTTTGCTGCATCTCGATAAATTTCGCCAGTTCAGTTGTTCGGCGCCGCAGTCGAACTGAGGGTAACCGTAGTCGAAATCGCGGCAAGTGACCGATGTCCCACCGTACCGCATCGGACATGTCGTGGTCCATGCGCATCCGGATCATCCGTTCCGCGCTTTCTCGATTGGGAAAAGACATCACTGAAAATGAGAATTCCCCCGGTTGAGCACTGGGGTCAATCCGCATCGAGCAGATCAGCCCAGACCGCCCGACATCTGCGATAATAATGAAACAACGGCCTGGGTCATGTTCAATCGTGTCCCGCTCCCGGTAGCCGTGCCCCTTGTTGATGTACGCTTTCGGCTGGAGCATCTCGCCGTCCGTCGACTTGAGGAGGATGACGAGGACCGGCTGCCGAAACGCGCTGAACCAAATATCGAAAAACGGGTCATCTCCGCTACTGGACCACAAATCGCCACCGTGAAGTTGCACGGGGGCCAAATCCTTGCTGGCGCTGATTCTGAGTGTCATTGCAGATTCATCCTTCCAGCATTTTCATTCTCAATACGCGTTCGAGAAGAAGTCCCAGACAAAGGGATAGTGCGCCAAAACTGATAATATAGGTTCGGTCGAGCCATTTGTCGCTGTAGCCCGGGAAATAGGCCAAGCGCATCCATTCTACGGCATGAAAAACCGGATTCCAGGACAGGATATAAGCTATACTCTCAGGGAGTGCGGCGGCGACAAAAAGTGTTCCGGATGAAATATAAACGACGATCATCGTCAGCGCATAGATCGTTGCAAAAAAGGGCATGAACATGACCATGACGCAGGCCAGGGAGCCGGCACCAATGGCCAGAAGGATCGTGGCGAGATAGGCATAGACCGCTTCGAATGGATCTGCGGGATAGGGGTTGTTTCCAAGTGCGAGCAGGATCATGAACATGAAAAAAAGAGTAAGAGCGGCAGCCACGACTTCGAGAAATGCACGAGCCACCATGATGTCTACGACTGTCACGACCGGGAATGCCAACATAGAGCGGTTCAGGATGAGTGATAATGACATGAACCGAGACACATACATGAATGCCAGGGTTGGAATTAGTCCGGTCGCAAAAAAAACGTTCAGGCTTTCGCCGTACGGCGTCTTGCGACCCATGACCGTATATATTCCAAGCAGAATAATCATGTGCGCCAAAGGCCAGAGAGAAACGAGAAGAAACCCAAGTCCGTGGTTGAAAAAGCGAGTGCGCATGTCACGCAGGATCACCGCCTTCATGACATTTTTTTTCTCAGCCAACGCGTGAAGAATAGTCATGCGCCGGCTCGTGTTGGGGCCCGTCATTTTTCAATATCCTAAAATTTCTGTTTGCCCGCCCCCAAAGGAAGGGCGTCCGGGGTGTTTGCAAGATAAGTTCTTACCGCAGTCTGGGTCGCGTTTTTCGCCCGATGACGCAACTCGGCGCTCGCCGCGAGATTGAGAATAGCCTCTGTCCAGGCTTGACGGTTATTATCAACCAGTATCTCGCCATCGTTTGCGTATTGCTCATACACATGGCTCCGCGAAAAGATCGCCGCGGCACCCATGCGCGTGACGTCGAAGCGTTTTGTGGTTGATCGGGCATTGTTCATTCTATTCTGGATGAGAGGAACGAGCATGATGTCGATGTGTCGCCGTTTGGTTTCATAAAGATATTGCCTCCAGGCCGTATGGGGTTTCAGGCGAAAGCGGTCCGGAGGAAGCCCGGCCTTCATCCACAGGAGCTTGAGCCTGCTTCCAGATGCCGTAACCTCGAAGTGCAAGTTGGGGCATTTGGCCAGCGCATCCCTGACGATAGGCACCAGAAACTTGTGCTCGCTGTCATGGTTGCCCGTGGCGTGAAATGCCATGACCAACATGGCTCCGGCTGAGGAGGAGAAAGCAGGTGTATAGGTATCTTCGGGCGGGAAAGGCGGGACAACGACCGGTGAGTTAGGTCGGCCGCGGCCAAGTGTTTCAGCGAGGGCCGGCGTCGAGACCCATATCTCGGAAAGAAGACGATTCAGGATGGGAAGAGGCGCGAGGCCCAAGGCGGTTAAATAAATCTTGTAAGCCAGAGTTCCACCGCTGTCCGTAACAGTGGCTGCGATATCATCATCGATCAAAAGGCTGCTTCCGGCAAGCCTTCTGCGATGCTTACAAAGCCAGAGAAGCTGGCGTAGTCGCATGTAGCGGCAGATAATTACAAAAAGTCCTTCGGGATCAATGTCGGAAAGCCCGTCGTTGAGGTTGCGAACGTATGTGGCAAACGGCGCGGTCGCCAGCCGTTCTTCCAGATAGTAGGTGAAGGTGGGATTGTAACCATTGGTGAGCACAAGCAAGCGCTGGATTGGTGATTCCTGTTTTCTTTGCCAACTGCCCGCCGATGGCTTTGGCAAAACCGCATAGAATATGTGCCGGAGTGAGGTGCCGAGCATTATTGACTCAGTGCATTAGCCGGCTGCGGCCGAGGTAAAGGAGGCTTACTGCAATTGCCCAGGCGACCAAGCTCGCGATAAACGTCAGGCTTATCCAGAGAAACCGCTTCGGGTAATTTGCTTCGTCCGGCACGCGGGGCGTAAGAAAACTGTCGAGGTAAAGAAGCTGCTGCTGGCTGACAAAGCGGACCTGCTCCACTGTCTTGGCGCTTGACGAGAATTGCTGTTCCGCCAGCGATTGCGCCAATTCGAGCTGAGAAAGGTCTTGTGACACATCGGCGAGATTGCGCTCTTTTCCTGTACCCGCCAACTGCGCTTTGAGGTTAACGATCTGTTCTTCCTTGCTGCGGATTTCTCTTTGAAGAACGCGCATCTGCGGTGAGTTGGACGATACGACAGCAGCCTGCGAACTGTATTGCTGTTGCAGTTTCAGACGTTCTTCCTCAATGGTTCCTATTAATGTGGCAATAATCTGCGAACTGCTGCCGACACTCAGGACGCCTTCACGATTGCGAGCCGCAGCAACCGTCTCGCGGGCTTTTAGAAGCTGTTGCTTCGCGTTTTCGAGGTTTGTTTCTGCCGTGGCTATGACATCCTTCCACATGCGGCTGTTGACTTGATTCACGACAATTTCCGACGCTTTTACGATCTCCTTGACCAGCAGAGCCGTGTCCTCCGGAGAAAAGGCCTTGACCTTGACTGTCACGATCCCGCTTGATGCGCTCACGGATGTTGTGACCATGTCTTCCCAGTATTTCTTCATTTCTTCCGCCGTCGCATCTTGGCTAAGGCGCGCCCACCAGTCGATGCTGCTTCTGCCGAAAAGCTGCTTCAAATCGATGCCGCGGTTACGCAGCATGTCCAGCATTTCGTGGCTCTTGATGAAGTTCGTTACAATTTGCGTGTCCTGCACGATTTTCGCGGAAGGTACGCCCGTGACCCTGGCGATTTGATCCTTGCCAAGAGCCGGTGTTGAAGAGCGGACAGTGAAGCGCGTTTCCGACTCATATTGATCGGAAGCAAGAAAACCATAGTAGAGTATGATGCTTATGTTGGGCGCCGCAAAGAAAAGAAAAGTAACGAGAAATACTGATGCCGTAAAAAGGCGGTCGGTCATTCTGGGCCGAAGGCCAACAACTTTGTAAAGACTGCTTCGTGATGAGGTCGAAAAACGCAGTTTACGCGCCGACGAAGCCAGCCGCTGGGAAATCCTGCGGCTGGCTTCGAGGCCAACCAAAGGTCCACCACTGCTGTCTTCCTGTCGCGCCAAGGGACCCTCCATAGCATATCGCGTTTCGACCCGCGTCCGGCTGTAACAATCACCGGTTCAGTCGGTAATAGGCCTCGATCGCCCGTTCCACGTCGTCGTAATACATCATTCGGCCATCAACGAGTAACACGGCTCTCTCGCAATAGTCCTTTATTGTCTCCATAGCATGGGAAACCATGATGATGTCAGAATTTTTGCGTCTGCTGTTGAAGGCCTCCTTGCATCGCTGCTGGAACCGCGCATCGCCAACGGCGGTGACCTCATCAACAAGATAACATTCGAATTCGATTGCCATGGACAGACCGAAAGCCAGCCGCGCAGACATGCCTGATGAATATGTGCGAACGGGTGCGTTGATGTAATCGCCGAGTTCGGCAAACTCCTCGACGAAACGGGACACGCGTTGCGCATTCTCGCCATAGGCTCTCGCAACAAAATTGAGATTTTCCTTGCCGGTCATCTGCGCATTAAAACCACCGGCGAAGCCGAGTGGCCAGGATACCCGGACACTTTTGCTGATCCTGCCCGAATTTGGCAGGACTGTTCCTGCTATCATGCGCATGGTCGTCGATTTACCTGCGCCGTTCACACCAAGGATTCCGTAGGAATAACCGCGCTCAAACTCAATACTCACACGGTCAAGAATGATCTTCTTGTGACTTTGGGTTTTGAAATATTTTGAGACGTTCTGGAAACGGATCATCTCTGTCCTATAACCGATGGTCTTCAACGGATGCCCAAGCGAGCGAGAGGATGGTCCAGGCCGTGAGCAAGCCAAGAAAAACCAGGACAGGGGAAAGGAAACGCCGCGGGTAGAGTGCTTCTTCGGGCATGGCTGGATTAACAAAAACCGTCAGGTAGAGTGCTTTCCGGATTGCGGCAGCGAAAGCCTGATCGTAGTTGCGACGCGCAGCTTCATAAAGCTTCTCCGCGACGATTCGGTCGGTTTCCACTGCGGAAAAACTTGTGATGACATTGGCGAGGGAAGCGTCGGCGCCGCCGGTGATTTGCGCACGCATGTCATCGACCTGTTGACGCACGCTTTCAAGCGCGAGAACCAACTGACGGTAGCGTGGAGACTCCGTCTTGTTCGACTGGCGCAGAACAAAGAGCTGACTTTCCATCTCAAGTTTTCTTCCCAGGAGCCCCGTAAGAAGAGTGCCCTTCTGCTGTGCCTGTTCCGTCGGGTTCAATAGCCCGGCACCCTGCTGAAAACGGTTTAGCTTCTCGAGCGCGGCCTGATAGAGTCGATCTGTCCGTTCGACTTCTTGCCGAAAACCGGACATCATGTCTTCCCGTGCGCGAACCGTCAGTTCGTTGACCAGTTTTTCACTTTCATCAAGGATAGCCTTAGCGAGATTGACTGAGTCCTCTGGCCTGAAAGTCTGAACTTTTAATATAACGATGCCGGAAGGACCATCGATATAAGCGACGACGTGCTTCATCCAGTATTTAAGGAACTCTTCATGCGAATTCTCCGGATTGAACCGGGCCGCGAAGTCCGCATCGGCGCGCTGGAAAATGGCGCGATAGTCAATCTTGCCCTCCAGGCGGCGTAGAATCTCCGCTGAATGGATGAAACTAGTGACGACGTAGGCGTCCTGCGAGGACGATTGCATGCCTATAATACCTGCATCGAGCCGGTCATCAGCTCCATCATCGGTCAGCGACCGCACGGCGAAACGTGCTTCCGATGTATATTGGTCAGATGCGATGAATATGAAGTAAACCAGCGAAGCGATGAAAGGGATCAAAACGAGCAGCGTAAAAGAAATGAAGGACCATGGCAGCTTACCTCCAGGCTGGACTGCCGGCTCTTCGTTCCCTTCGACATCGATTTGCGGTGATGTCTTGGCTAGCAGACGTCGTTTGCCAGAGTCATAGAGGCGAAGCCATCCTGTTCGCTGCGGCGTCTCATGGAGCTCTAGCGGAGTTCGCTTCACTTTTTCCTGTTGCTCGACTTTTCTCATCGTGTCCATCATCCCTGCAACCTGACGTCAGGCGTGAACCGCTTTGCGTACATAGTGGTCGAAGATGAGATCCTCCTCCAGCATCACCTCTGCAATAGGCATTTGCCGAAGCCGCAAAGCGATATTCGTGAGCACAGAATGCTTGCTCGTAACGGGAACATCTATAGGCGGGACGGAAAATAACTCGCCAACGGCTTGCTGGAAGTGCGCATCGGCATCTCCATGCCCAATGACAGTGAATCGGGCAAGTGCGCCTATTGCCGGGGCCACGTCACGACGTGTTATGCGTTGCTCAGGATGTGTACAGACGAATTGATGTGTGGTTGGCGAGATAAGTAACCGGCGAACCTTGTCTGGTGCTTTTTGAAGGGCGCGCTTGATGGCTCTATCATCTTCCAGATTCAAATTCGCAAAATGTTCGACTGCGGGCGAGAGGATGAGCCGGTCGCGATCACCAAGGAAGCTCACGGGACCTTTGGCTAGACGATTGAGTATAAAAAGCCTGCATGCCATTTCGTAATAGGGGTCGGGGATGTCAGCAATCGCTTGAAAGCCCTTGTCGAGAAAATCTTCGTAGTTGCGCAACAACAGCCTGCCACTGATATAAACGGACGACGCAGCATTCAGATGAAAGGCTTGCATGGTCGTTTCGTGTCCAAAGCGCTCGACGCTGGATATAGCATACTGGAAATTTTGGCCACAGTAGGCGTCAAACTTCACCATTGGCAATATGCTCAGTTCCAGCCGCAGAAGCTTGTGTTGTACGGGATTATCAACTGGTGGGCGGCGATAGATCAGCAGGCCCGTTTTCTCATCCCGAATGGACAGTCGACGTTGTGACACAAGATCTGGTATCCTGGTCTTGTCAATCCGGAATCCGACCATCCCCGTCGCGTGTCGCCCAGCATGAACAACCCCCGGTTTTAGTTGGTCGCAGGGAATTAGGACGTTCGTGTTGTCGTCCACTGTAACGACGATCGTCGCTTCATCAGAGAAGCCATCGGGGATCAGATATCCCTCGATGACAGCGCCACGATCATATTCTACGTTGAAAAGCAATCGACCAAGTCCGCATCTTCACCACTCGAGCAAGCCGTCTCCCGGACTTTATCGTCTGGCAAAAACTGAAAAACAAGGACCACCAGCATGCTCATTGTCTATCGCCTGAATTTCAATTGTTGAATAGCCCAAACGTTCCAAAAGCGCCAGAATCTCGTTTTTTTCAAGCCAGAAATGGCGATCTTTCATGCCGCCACAAAAAGAAGCGTTCTGGTCCGCGTTCTGATAACTTCTTTCGTGATAATGAAGATCAATCCCGGCCACCGAACGACGTTCTACGCGACCGCTGAAAGGGCGACGCCGAACGTCAGAGGATGGCATCGCATCATCATCGAAAAAGTGTGTCCAGATGAAAACCGCTTTTGCGCGCTTGGAGAGCAGGTGAAGGAACTCTCCAGGGTCCGGCATGTGGTAAAGGACACCAGAGGCAAGAGCGAAATCATAGGTTTTTTCGGTTTCCTGAAGCCATTTTTGGATGTCGCCCAAGTAAAAAGAGGCCCTGTCAAGTTTCAGGATTTCTTTCGTTACGAGGCACCGCAGAAAACAGGACTGGTTGGCTTCTATAGCATCGATGTTGGCCGGGCGGCGTCCGTTCAGAATGAACGTGTGCATCGCTTCCAAGGGACCGACTTCGAGAATTTCAGCCCCCTCGATCGACCCGTAGGCTTTCAGAGCCGACAATATCCTCCCGTCCTGAAAAAGTGGAATGGTACCGGCCTGTAGACCGGATGCCGGAAAAGACGAACTCCATCCAGGCAACGCGTCAATCGCATTCTGGTGATGGGGCCGCCGCATCTCGAATTGGGTGAAAACTCCATCATGCGCCTTTTCTCCATCGAGACGAATAGGCGGCTTCAGTAGCGACACCAACTTGGACAAGGTAATAAGAACGGTGTTCATCAAATTTCTGGTTACTTTCGGAGCCGAAATTGCGCATGGGATTGGCGCACTGATGTTCGGTGGATGAGGATACGGGTTGTTAGTAGGAATACCTTTTGGAGTACCCCCAATCAACGGTATTAATGCGACCGTCATTCAAACGCCGAGGTAGCATAAGAGGACGAGAAGGAAACGATCAACGCCGATGATATCAGGCGCAAAGTAGAAGGACGGACTCCCCAATACTTCGTCGGAAGGGTTGGGATGCGCGTTGGGCTGTGAAGTATTCAGAGCTGGCTCGGGAAAACTGCACAGCCAGGATAAGTGGAATTTCTGCCTGACTTCGGCTTAGATGCCGGAAACAGGAGAGACCATGACGAGACGACCGCGCCGGAACCATAGCCCGGCTTTCAAGGCAAAAGTGGCGCTCGCCGCCATCAGGGGCGAGCAGACGCTTGTGGAATTGTCCCAGCAATTTGACGTGCACGCCAACCAGATCAAACAATGGAAAGACCAGCTCCTTGAGGGGGCGACAGGCGTTTTTGGTGATGAAGCGAAGGCGGAACCGGCGGGTCCAACCGTCGATGTCAAAACACTGCACGCCAAGATCGGCGAACTGACACTGGAAAACGATTTTTTATCCGGTGCGCTCGGCAAGGCGGGATTGCTGGGCGGAAAGAAATGATCGACCGCCAGCATAAGCTATCAGTCGTGCGCCAGGCGAAGCTTCTCGGCTTCAGCCGTGGCAGTGTCTATTATCTGCCTCGTCCGGTGTCCGACGGCGATCTGGCCTTGATGCGGCGGATCGACGAACTGCACCTCGACTACCCGTTCGCGGGAAGTCGGATGTTGCAAGGGCTCTTGAGAGGAGAAGGGCTGGAGGCTGGGCGGCTGCACGTCGCCACGCTGATGAAGAAGATGGGCATCGAGGCGATCTATCGTCGCCCGAACACATCGAAACCGGCACCTGGGCACAAAATCCATCCCTACCTCCTGCGAAAGCTGGCGGTCACCCGACCCAACCAGGTCTGGGCGATGGACCTGACCTACATTCCCATGGCGCGGGGCTTCGTCTATCTCTGTGCCGTCGTCGACTGGTTCAGCCGGAAGGTCCTGTCATGGCGGCTGTCGATCACGATGGAAGCGGCCTTCTGCATCGAAGCGGTCGAGGAAGCGCTCGCCCGCTATGGCAAGCCCGACATCTTCAACACAGATCAGGGCTCGCAGTTCACCTCGATGGACTTCACGGCGGTGCTGAAGAAGGCGGAAATCGCCATCTCGATGGATGGCAAGGGTGCGTGGCGGGACAACGTCTTCGTCGAGCGGCTCTGGCGTTCGATCAAATACGAGGAGGTCTACCTTCACGCCTACAAGACCGTATCCGAGGCCCGCGTCGGCATCGGCCGTTATCTGACCTTTTACAATACTCGACGCCCACATTCATCCCTTGACCGGCAGACACCGGATCAGGCCTACTTCAACGCGCTGGCACCAATGATGGTGGCGGCATAATAGAGGCGGAAATCCACTTAACAAAAAGCCCGAAACTGTTCAGACAAACCGAACCACCTCTTTCTAACTACGAGACCGGCATCATCTTTTACAACAGCCTTATGGAAGAGGGGCGGGCGTTCAAACCCTTGATACGGAAATACGACCTCATGGATAACTTTCCGACCAAGCTGTACCTCAGACCAGATCACCTCAAGCTTCTGGGCCATAAACCATACGTCACCGTTGAATACTGACCCGCTCAGGACATGCCCAGCGAATCTGCATGAATCCTGGTTCCACACCTAGGGCTCCATGAAGGAGTCTTATTTGATTCAGGAGTTACTATGTAGGATCTCGAAGGATGCGATGGCTTGTGCCCCAATGGGAATTAGGCTGCAGTGGAATCGAGCTGATTGGGCAAAGATATGAAGCAAATTGTTGCGTTGGGGTTCGTCGCCATTGCGCTGGCGGGATGTGAAACCAGCGGGGAGGCGCGGCCAAAGGTCAGCGTCAACTCCCTGCCGGAGTACGCAGAGCATCAAAAGTGCCTTGGGCGCCAGAGCGCAATTTATTCTAAGGCTGAAGGCTCGCCGCTTGAGCTGGGAATCATCGCCTCATCTGCCTGCAACTCCACTCGCTACGCGCTCTACGAGGCTATTTCCAAAATAGAAAGCCGGGCGTTTGCGCAAGGCTATTTGAACGAATCCCAGAAGGAGGAGCCAAAGATGATTGCGGGCGTCATCGCCAAGGTAAAGGCAGGCCAAGACCCCTTCTGAAACAGGCAAGGGTTTGCCCATACAATCCTGCCTCACGGCGAGTAGCGGGTGGCAAGCGTCAAGTTACTTTGCGGGGAACCGCTTGCGGGCGAAAGCGACTTGATGCGAGCGCAGGGCAGCGCCCTAGTGATCGAACTCAGGATTCTTGGCGCGGAACGCGGCGCTTTTTTCATCTCGGATCTTTTTAGCGGACACCCGATCCTCCGTAATTGTAACCGAGATGCTGGCGTAGCTGACCTCGTTCACCGCATCCATGATTTCTCCAATCGGGGTGGTGGCGGGAAATGCCCAAGTTTCTCGGGTCTTGTAGGCCATTTGCAGGGGGCTTCCGTCCTGCGGATCTTGCCCATCCTGTTCGACGTTTATGAATTCAGCGGTAACGACATACAGACGTTCGGTCATGCTGGCTCCTGAGCGTGAATCAACCCGTGAACAATATAGGAACCTCAATCGAGATACGAGGGGGCAGCGCGTTTAATCCAGTGTAGAAATGACATCACCTCGCGGTGGTGGAAACAAGGCACTGTAAGCCTGTGCTGCCGTAGCGATGCCCACCATAGCCGTGACAATAAGCATCCATCTTTGAACAGACATTGTTCCGCCGTGTCGCCGCTCGTCTTCGTTGAAGGAATGTAGAGTATTGAGTGCGGTCGCAGCGACCTCCAACCTGCCGCCCTGACCCATCGTCAACTCTCCAGCCTCTACGAACGACGCCAACATCAGTTCATAATATCTGTAAAGCTGCGCCTGTTGTGGGTGGTGGTGCCACCTGTGCCCATAGAATTCAGACATCACGTCGAGTGCCGACCCAAGCGGATTACCGTTCAGGTGACGGTCGAGCATGAGTCGGAGAACCAGTATCCGCCGCGTTTCATCCAACGGCCTCCGGTTAAAGAAGAACCGCGCTGCACGTTCGCGCCAGTACGGAATGTATTCGTACCGGATGGCATGTTTCAGAATAAACTCAATAGCCGAAGTGTACCGGATTTCCAGTTCCCCAAAGTAATGGGTGATCCTGATTTGGTATAGGCGCAGGTCTGAGTTGGGGATCGTTCGCTCTTCGCTTTCTGAGCCGCTTCCTAAGAACCATAAGCCGCCAAAGCCTTGGGGAAGAACTTCTCGCACAAGGAAGCGCTGATTATCTCCCTTCGGGCCGAAATTCACCACAAAATAGTCGCGTTGTCTTACGCGCTCCATGTTGGACAAAGGAATACGATCAGGCGCTGGCTTCAGCATGGCAAACTTAATGGCAAGCCGCTTCAAATAGTTGCTCATAAAAAGTACCTCGGCAGTCAGTTCTATCCCAATTGACCAGAAAGGACGCCTGTGATCAGGCCAAGTAAGAAACCCATGATCTGATTAAGCGTGCGCTCCATGAATGGGTACTTCGTCTTGTCTTTCATCAAACCGTACATGACGAGCGTAACGACATAGACAGTGGCAACGAAGCCAATCAGTCCGAATGCGATCCAGCGCAAGGTCGCGTCTTTGGTAGCACGCTCCGCCGTTGCCTCCGCCTGCGCATAAGCGGTAGACACGAAGGACGGAATAATCTCCGCACGCCGTTCGACATACGGTAGCGACCTCAATACGCTGATGGAGTCTGCGACGTTCAGACGCGATGCTTCCAATAGCTTCAACGCGTCAGGGTTTGACTGGAGCATAGGAGCAAGTTCGCTGAGTGCCTTGTTGGTCGCATCCAGCTTCGTCAGGGTCATTTCCCATTCTTCGTTCGGCAACTGCCAGAACTTCTCAGCTTCGGTTGTCCGGTCGACCAGGTAATTTCCAACCGTGAAGACGGTAAAAGCAAGCGCGAAGGTAGTGAGGGTCGATGGTAGAGTCCTCTGGAGCAGGCGCACTATACGCTGCCATGGGCTTTCCGGTGGCAACGGGAAGATGTAATCGGAATTATTGTCGTCGCTCATGGTGCCCCGCCCGCTGTACTGAATCACTGTAACTTATCAGAAGTTGTTGCCAAGTATCGAGGGGTGCGGCATCGTTATCCTGTGAGTAATGAGACCGCTGCTGCTGAGGAAAACGCCGTTGGGCGTCCTGCGGTCGTTCTCGATGACCTGATCCCCAATTGGCGAGACGTGATGCACGCCATCTACGGTGACGGTGGCTCTGATGCCGAGGTGAAGGTTGCTTTAGCCATCCCTCCTGCTCGTGCCATGAGCAATGATTTGTTTGACGCGCTTCAGAAGCGTGAGCCCCTCTTTTCGGAAGCCGTAAAAGAGGGGAGGCTGCTTGCCGAAGCGTGGTGGGCGGCCGCAGGTCAACGTGGCATCTTCCTCGGTAAGGACTTCAACGCCACCACTTACATCTTCAATAAGAAGAACCGCTTCCATAACTGGAAGGACAAGCAAGAGGTTCAGCACTCTGCCGATAAGGACGCGCCCCCGGTCTTCACGCTGAAAATCGACAACAGCTAGTCCGGCCCCGTGGCCGCATTCACCTACGAACGCCCGAAGCTCTACAAGCTCCAGTCGGAGGCTTTCTTCAACGACTTCCGCTATGCGTGGATTGAGGGCAGCACCAAGTCCGGCAAGACCGTGTCCTGCATGGCGTGGATCGTGGAGCAGGCGGTTTTCATCGGGAAAGAGGGGCGGGAGTTCTGGTGGGTGGCGCCGGTGTCGGCGGTGGCGTCCATCGCCTTCAAGCGCCTCAAGCGCGGCATTCCCCCGTTCTACATCCGCAGCATCATCGCGTCAGAGGGGAAAGAGTGCATCACCCTCATCAACGGGGCGGTCATCCGGTTCAAGTCAGGGGAGAAGACCGACAGCCTGTATGGGGAAGACGTGTGGGCGGCGGTGCTGGACGAAGCCAGTCGTATGCGGGTGGAGGCCTTTCACGCCATCCGATCGACCCTGACCGCCACGCGCGGCCATGTCCGCATCATTGGGAACGTGAAGGGCCGGAAGAACTGGTTTTTCATCGGGTGCCGGAAGGCTGAGGCGAATGAGCCGGGTCACATCTACCGGAAGATCACCGCACTCGATGCCGTCGCTGCCGGTGTTTTCCCTATGGAAGAGCTGGACGATGCCCGGCGCGCGCTGCCGGAGGCGGTGTTCAAGGAGTTGTACCTGTGCGAGGCGTCCGACGACGGCGGCAACCCGTTCGGGCTGAAGTTCATCCATCAGAATATTGCACTGGAATCGAACAAGCCACCGGTGGTGTTCGGAGTAGACTTGGCCAAGTCGGTGGACTGGACCGTGATCATCGGCCTGGACGAAGATGGGCGGGTTTGCTTCATCGCCCGCTTTCAGCTGCCGTGGAAGGAAACCATGGGCCGCATCCGCATGATCTGCGGCAAAGTTCCCACGTTTATCGACAGCACCGGCGTCGGCGATCCCATCGTGGAAGAGCTTCAGCGCGACACGGGCGGGGAGGCCAGCAACTTCCAAGGGTTCAAGTTCAGCTCCGCCAGCAAGCAGATGCTCATGGAGGGGTTATCAGTTGCCATCCAGCAGGGGACCGTGCAGTATCCTGATGGGGTAATTGTCTCCGAGCTGGAAAGCTTCGAGTACGAGTACACCCGGACAGGCGTGAGATACAGCGCACCAGAAGGCAGTCACGACGACTGCGTCATGTCGCTCGCTCTGGCAGTCTATGGCTACAGCCGCCGTCCCGCCCAACCACAAGTGATTGTTCTATAGCGTGAGATTTATTGACCGGCTGTTTGGAAAAGCTGCACCGAACCTCTCTGGCACTTCCATTTTCATCGACGGTCTATTCGGCACGCTCCCACAGGAGCTGAAAGCATATGCCACCGAAGGCTATGCCCAGAACCCCATCGTATTCGCCTGCGCCGCCAAGATTGCGGAGGCCGCCGCCAGCGTGAAGCTGGAGGTTCATACCCTCAGCGAGAAGGGCGAGAAGGATGTCGCGCTGAACGGCCCGCTTTTGAAGCTGCTGGCCAAGCCCAACCCCATGCAGACTTGGGAGGAATTCTCCAAGGCCATGGTGGCTTGGTATCTGGTCGCCGGTGAGGTCTTCATTGTCCGGCTGCCGGAAAAGGGGCCGACGAAGGAGCTGCACATCCTCAACCCCTCCGTCATGGGGGTCGAGAAGTCCACCATGGGCAATGTGCCGAAAGCCTACGTGTACGGGAGCGGGGAGGCGAAGAAGCGCTACCCGGTGAACATCGTGGACGGCACCAGCCAGATCCTCCACATCAAGACCTTCAATCCGAATGACCCATGGCGTGGCCTGTCGCCTCTCAGCCCGGCCGCTCGTGACGTGGACATCCACAATTCGGGGGCCAAGTGGAACAACGCCCTGCTTGAGAACAGCGCGCGGCCGTCCGGTGTGCTAGAGGCCACCGGAACCGTGAACGAAACCACCGTGGACCAGCTGCGGAAGTGGTTTAAACGCTCGTTCCAAGGCGGCGCGAATGCTGGTGAGATCCCGTTGCTGACCGGAGGGGTGAAGTTCACGCCCCTGTCGCTCAACCCGAAGGACATGGATTTCCAGAACAGCATGTCAGCCGCTGCGAAGAACATGGGTCTGGTCTACGGCGTGCCTCTCCCGTTGCTCACCATGGAAGCGGCCACCTTCTCCAATATGGACGCCGCTCAAGAGCGGCTATGGACGGATACCGTCCTGCCGCTGCTGAACGTTATGATCGGCAAGCTGTCGGATTTCCTTACGCCGCTGTTCTATCACGGCAAGGAAAACATCAGCCTTGAGTACAACGCCGATAGCGTTCCAGCGCTTGAGGCAAAACGGGAGCGTATGTTTACCCGAATGAAGAACGCGGTGGGTGGTGGGTTACTCACCCCGAACGAAGCCCGCGCCGAGATGGGATATGATGCCCTCGACGGTGGTGACGTTCTGTATGTGCCTGGCTCCCTCAAACCCATGGGGGCAGAGGAGGGGAAAGATGCCGACGAGCTGGTGAAGGCCATGAAGGCGGCGGGCTTCACTGCTCAAGAGGTGGCCGACTGTCTCGCTCTCGATTTTGGCGGCAAGAAAGCCGCCTGAATTGATCCTCTTTTGTCGCAAGGCTGGTGACCCGCTCGCACGGTGGGACAAGCTCATGCGCGCCGTGGAGGGACCGTTCGCCAAGGCGGTGGAGGCGGAGAAGGATCGGTACATCGCCGAAGCTTCCGCGAACTTCCCCATTACCCGCCAGCTTTCCGACATCGGTTTCGACACCCACGCTGGCAACATGGCCAGCATCGCCGCTCGATATGACGGCATAGCCATCCGGCTCGCGCTGAAAGAGGTGCAGGGGGGCATCAAGTCCTCACGGCCACTCCAACGGAAAGAGGATTGGGAGAAGCTGTGGCTGTTCCTCATTCGGCGCTGGATCACCGAGTTCGGTGCGCAGCGAGCGCGGGAGACGGCGGCCACGACGCGCAGCGACATGCAGCGCATCATCCAGCAGGCTCTCTCAGCGGAGGAAGAATTTAATCCGGTGCAGGTTGCTGCCAGGTTGCTCCGCGTCCAGGCCCTCAGCGCCTACCGTGCCGACACAATTGCCCGCACCGAGATCCACGGCGCCATGATGTTTGCAAGTGAGGAGGGGGCGGCGAAGCTCGGCCGGGATAACGGGCTGGTTTTGCTCAAGGCTTGGCTCCCGGTGCATGACGAACGAACGCGCTCCAACCACGCCGTCATGTCATCGCACCCACCCGTGCCACTTGATGGTGACTTTCGTGTAGGTAGCGCGCTCATGAAGCGTCCCGGCGACCCTCGGGGTGGTGCAGCCAACTGCATCAATTGCCGGTGTGTCCTCACGTATCGGGAAGAAGAATAGATGTTGCCAGAAGTTGAGCGTTGCGTGCGTAATACACCTATGAATAAGCATAAGCATCTCGAACTCGACGCCAAGATCAAGGCCATTGGCGGTGATAACAGCGGTGAGTTTGAGGGCTACGGCTCCGTATTCGGCACCGTGGACAGCTACCGCGATGTTGTCGAACGTGGCGCTTTTACTGAAAGCCTTGAGAAACATGGGATGCCGAAACTACTGCTCCAGCACTCTAGCTGGATGGTCGGCGGCATCTACGTTGAGGTTCGCGAGGACGAGCATGGCCTGTTTGTCAAAGGGCAGCTTAACCTCGAAGTGCAGGCGGCGCGCGAGGCTTATGCGCTCCTGAAGCAGGGCGCCATTTCCGGCCTGTCCATCGGCTACCGCACGCTAGAGGAAGAGGTAGACCGCGAAACCGGCGTAAACCACCTCAAGAAGGTGCGCCTTTACGAGGTGTCCATCGTGACATTCCCGGCGAATGAGGACGCCACAGTTTCCGCCGTTAAGTCGGCCCCCGGAAATATCCGGGACTTTGAAGATTTCCTGCGAGAGGCAGGCAAATACAGCCAGTCGGAGGCGAAATTGATCGCTTCGAAAGGCTTCAATGCATTGCAGAGACACCGTGAGGGTGGGGAAGCCGCATTGGCTCAGGACGCGCTGCAAGGCGCTATAGACCAATTACGAAAGTTTCTTCCTCGTGGACATGGAGAAGATTGCTCAGCTCGGTAATGAGCTGAAGACGGGCTTTGCTGCACTCCAGCAAGCCCAAGAAAAAGCTGCGGCTGACACGGACGCCAAAATCAAGGGTGAGGTCGATAAGGCCGCGAATGCTATCGCGGACCAGATCATCGAGCTGCAAAAGAGCCAAGGCGTCCTTCAGGCCGTTCTTGAGCGCGTAGGCGGTGAGCTAGAAAGCGGGCACAAGGGCGAAGACGCCGAAACCCGTGCCAAGCGCGAAGCCTTCAGCGACTTCCTCCGCAAGCGCGGCGACACCAACCTGATGACCCCCGACATGGTCAAGGCAATGTCTACGGACAACCTCGCCAGCGGTGGTTATCTGGTTCACACGCAGATGCTCGGCATCATCCAGACCCGCGTGTTCGAAACCTCCCCGATGCGTCAGGTTGCCAACGTCGTAAAGACGAACAACAAGAGCGTCGAGATCATCATTGATGATGATGAGGCTGGCGCGACTTGGCTGGGTGAAGGCGATGTCATCACCGAGACCGGTACTCCGAGCCTCGGCCGCCTCGAAATCGTTGCCAAGAAGCTCGCCGCCTATCCGCGCATCACTAACGAAATGCTGGCTGACAGCTCCATCGATGTGGAAGCGTGGCTTGCCGGTAAGCTCTCCGACAAGTTCGGTCGCGCCGAGAACACCGCCTTCATCACCGGCGACGGTGTGAGCCGCCCGCGCGGGATCCTGAATTACCCGAACTGGAGCGTTGCTAGTCAGTATCAGCGCGGCGCCATCGAGCAAATCGCCAACGGCAGCACCACCAAGGTGACGGAAGAGGGTCTTATCGGCCTGATGGGTAGCTTGAAGGAGAAATACCAGGCTCGCGCCTCGTTCATGATGAAGCGCTCGACCTTCGTGGAAATCCTGAAGCTGTCCGGCACCAACGTATTCCGCTTCTTCAACCTTCAGCCGCACACCGGCCCGCAAGGCACCGTCCTTGGGCCGACGCTGACGCTGCTCGAAAAGCCAGTGTATCTGGCCGACGACATGCCGGTCATTGCGACGAACGCTCTGGCTATCGCCTATGGTGACTTCAGCGCAGCGTACACCATCATCGACCGCACTGCCGTGTCCATGATGCGCGACCAGGTGACGGCTCCAGGTACCACGAAGTTCTACTCCGAGAAGCGCACTGGCGGCGAAGTGACCAACTTCGAAGCGATCAAGCTCCTGCGGATGTCCGTCTCCTAAGCCTCCCGCAAACAATAACAGCGAAAGTCTCGAATTATGCAGTTCGATCAAGCTAGCGCAGTGGCCCCCCGTGTTGCTCTCAACACGGCGGCCATCGCGTCCAATGTCACCACTAACGGCATCATCATCGACACCCAAGGGTTCAACGCCTTGACGTTCCTCCTGAACGTCGGCGCCCGTACCGATGGGACGTTTGCTGGATCTATCCAGCACGGTGACACCGCTGATCTGTCCGATGCCGCCACCCCGGCTGCTGACGACCTGATCGCGCCGACTGGCGGCAACTCCATCAACGCCGCCCAGACGATCAAGAAGTTCGGCTACGTCGGCAACAAGCGCTACGTGCGCCTGAACGTCACCAGCACCGGCGTCACCTCTGGCGCGACTGTTGGTGCGACCGCACTGCTCGGCCGCCCGACTGTCGGGCCTGTCGCCTAAGCGGGGTAGGGGCGGGAAACCGCCCCAGCTTTAACAACGAAAGCATCATGCGATGAACATGAAAGTGAAAATGCTGACCGGGAAGCTCGGCAGCAATGACGGTGTGACCACCAAGTTCTACGAGAAGGACGAGACCTATGAGGTGTCTGAAGCTCTCGGCAACGCCTTCATCGAAGAAAAGGTAGCCGAGAAGGCCGGCGATGACGCTACCACCGTGGAGCCTATCGTGGCCGGCCAGCTCTACACCGACAAGGACGGCGCCGTCTTCATCGGCGAGATCCCGACCGGCAAGACCGAAGCTGAACTCCTGCCGATTGAGAAGGTGAGCGACGAGAAGCGCGCCGAACTGATCAAAGAGGGCAAGCTGAAGGAAGACGGCACCGCCGTTGACGCCAAGGCTGTCCCGGTTGCTCCACAGAACAAGGCGATTCTCGGCGCTCCGAAGAACAAGGCCCGCTAAACTTGTTCAATGCCCGTGCCTACACGTTGCTAACGCCACCCGCCCTTGAGCCGGTGGCGTTGGCTGACGTGAAGACGTACCTCCGCATCGACGGGAACGAAGACGACGGCCTTATGTCGATGCTCATCAAGTCCGCCCGCCGCATGGGCGAGGAATACACCAAGCGGTCCTTCATTACCCAGAAATGGCGCCTGACCATGGATAGCTTTACCGCTGAGTGCAGCGTTCCGGGCCTGCCGCCGTACCTTAGCGCCGGGATGCGCGCCATTGCGCTCTCGCGCGGTCCCATCCAAGAGATTTCCAGCATCGCCACTACCAACTCCGGCAACGTGGCCGCCCCCGTACCTGCCGCCACCTACACACTGGCCGACAATGAGATTTTGCTGAACGAAGGCCAGAGCTGGCCGACCAGCCTCCGCGATCGTGCGGCCGTCGCCATTGAATTCGTCGCTGGTTGGGAGAGTGCTGAAGAGGTGCCCGAGCCGATCCGCCAAGGCATCCTGCAGCACGTCGCCGCCAGCTACTCCAACAAGGTGTGCGCCGAGATCCCCGAGGGCGCCAAAGCGCTGTATGACCCGTTCCGGGCGGCTGGGGCATTCGGCGCCTACTAATGTGCAAGTGCGGTGCCGATTTCGCTTCATCCGCCAACACGCGAATTGCGGTGCAGTCGTTCGTTGCGACCGACGACGACGCCGGTGGGCGTGAGGAAACGTGGCAGGACGCCTTTTCCGCTTGGGCGGTTGTTGAGCCCATGGCGGGGCGCGAAATCTACGTAAACGCGCAGCTGCAAAGCCGCGTCGACGCCCGCATCACCATCCGCTACCGCGCCGACCTGTCCGACACGACCCAAGCCGCCAAGAACCGGGTGAAGGTCGGCACCCGTACCTACAACATCACCGCCGTCCGCAACCTGTCCGGCGACATGAAGACGGAAGGCACGGAATTCCAGCAGCTGTTCTGCGTGGAGGGCGAGCCGTCATGACCGTCCGCAACGCCGTCAAGCTGATCCGCAAGCTGCAGCAATTGCCGCTAGATGCCCGCTCGGGCATTGGCGCCGCGCTGGCTGGCTCCGTCATCGCCCTTGATGCCCACGCCAAGCAGAAGATTCAGGGCGGTGGGCGCGGTGGCCGGGTTTACCGGCGCCGGACGGTGAGCCATCAGGCCTCTGCACCAGGGGAGTTTCCGAAGAGCGACACCGGCCAGCTGGTTGCCTCGCTTTTTTTCAAGCTCTCGTCCGACAAGCTGCGCGCCTTCTTCGGTACCAAGCTCGCTTACGGCCGGTACCTCGAATACGGGACTAGTCGGATGCAGGCCCGCCCGTGGTTGCGGCCGACATTCAAGGCCAACGAAGAGAAGATGGTGGCGAGGGTGAAGGCGGCGGTTGACGAAGCGCTGCGAAAGGCCGCCCGTGGCTGATACCGCTCTCGCAGTCATAAAGGCCGCCATTAAGGCACTGAAGGAAGCACCGGCCGTCGCCGCGCTGGTCAGCGAGCGTGTCTTCACCGACGTGCCGCAACGGGAAGAATTCCCGTACATTGTCGTGTCCGTCCAGAGCGAGCCTTTCGCCGCCAACGATTTTAGCGGACAGACGCACCAGCTCCGCATTCAGGCTTTCAGCCGCAAGCCCGGCTCCAAAGAGGCGCTTCAGATCCGCAAGGCTGCGGTCGAATTGCTCGACCGCAATGAAGCGGTACTCGTGCTGGAAGAAGGCGACCTCATCAAGTGCGAGTATTCAGGCCTGAGTGATGCCTTCATCGAAGATGACGGGAAGACGTGGCAGTCCGTCTGCGAGCTGAAAGTTGTCGTGATTTAAGTTGCAACCAAGGGTGTTTGCGCCTTAATCTACAACCATAACGAAAGTATATTTCCAGTGCCTGCACAAAAAGGACGGCTGCTGCTCGTCAAATTCAACACCACCGGCACCACGTACGTGACCATTGGTGGCTCCCGCGAAGTTACACTCACCATCAATAACGAGCCGGTAGACATCACCAACTCAGACGACTCCGGTATCCGTAAGCTGCTGGAAAATGCGGGTGTCAGCTCCACCAGCATCAAGTTGCAGGGCATCTATATCGAGGACGCCGCTGCCACCGCCATCCGCGTCGCCGCCAACACCAACGTCCATAAGAGATTCCAGGTCGTCGTGCCGGGCACCGCCGTGAAGACTTATGAGGGGGAATTCATGATCGCCTCCTTCGAAGAGGCGGGCTCTTACAACGGCAGCGTCACTTATAATCTGACGCTTGAATCCGCTGGCGTGGTGACAATCACCTAATGGACAACGCTCTTCGCAACGAAATCGAAATCACCCTCGCCGGTGAGAAGCGCATCATGCGCGCATCCTTCTCCGCCATCCTCGCCATCGAGAAAGCGCTGGGCAAGAGCATGACCGCCATCATCAATCAGGTGGCGGCCGGGGACATCTCGATCACGGATTCTGCCTTGATCATCTACCACGGCCTGGTCGGCAACAAGGACACCCGCTTGAGCTTCGAACAGGTTGGCGACGCGATCCTCGAAGCTGGCATGGGTGCCGTCAGCATTCCGGTGGTGGAGTTTGTCAGCCGTTCGCTGAACGGTGTAACCGTGGGAAAGCCGGAGGGGGCGGCGGCGCCCCAGTAACGGAGCTACCGTGGGAGGACATCATGTCCACCGCCCTCGGCATCCTGAAGTGGCCGCCTGACGTGTTCTGGAACGCAGTGTTCTACGAATACACCGCCGCCATGAAGGGACACCTCGAATCCACTGGCGTCGACATGTCTGAGCCGGTGACGCGCGACGAGTACCTGACGGCGAAGGCGGCTGAAGAAGCCCGGATACAAACCAATAGAATGTCCGATGCGTGAGCCAAACCTTAGAAGCCCTCGTCGTTGAGCTTCGGGCCGACATCAAGGGCCTCCAGACCTCCCTCCAGACTGCCGCGAGCGACGTAAGCCGTTTCAGCAACAAGGCCTCGTCCGATGTTGACGGCTTCCAAGCCGCAATCATCCGCGCCCGTACGGCGATCATCAGCCTCGGCTTGGCATGGAAAGCATTCGAGATCGGGAAGGGTATAGTGGATGCCGGTGTGCAACTGGAGGCGATGCGCAGCCGGATGCTTGCGGCCACGGGTGACGCCAATGTCGCGGCCGACGCTCTGGCCTACGTCGCTGCGGAAGCCGACCGGCTTGGCATCGACATCCAATCCGCCTCCAATGGTTTCGCTGGCTTCTCAGCCTCCGCGCTCCGCGCCGGCCTGACGCTCCAGCAAACGAAAGACATTTTCACCGGCGTGACCGAAGCCGCTGTCTCCCTGCGCCTGCCGACCGAGCAGGTGAATCTGGTGTTCAAAGCGCTGGAGCAGATGGCCGGTAAGGGCGTGGTGAGCATGGAAGAGCTGCGCGGACAGCTCGGCGACGCACTGCCTGGTGCGTTTGAAATCGCAGCAAAGGCCATGGGCAAGACCGCTGCGGAATTCTCAAAAAGGGTCGCTGACGGCCAAGTGATCTCTGCAGATTTCCTCCCCCGCTTCGGTGAGGCGGTACGGCGCGAAATGGGTGGCGCGGTAGAAGAAGCC